TATGACCGTCAGGTACGGGGTTTTTCCAATCATGGTTTGGGCTATACCCACGCCTTGCGGCTTTGTCCCTAACCGCCTTGATGTGATCTCTGACTGCGCTCCGTGACATATTCAGCCTTTTGCCAATCTCATACTGAGATAGCCCTTGGACTGCTGACATATGTATAACTGTTAGTTGTTTTTCTGTGGTGCAAAACTCTAGTAGCGGATGTTCCATACGTCCCCCGGTATGGTTACAATCGCCGGAAGTTTAAGGGTGTTTAGCCCTTTCTTCCAGTAGCAACTGGCGGTACTGCTTCCACGCTTCCTTTTCTTCTGCGTGTTCTTCGATAAACTCGTACAGCTTTTTTTCTACGCACCGATGCCTAAGCAGCTCAACAGCAATAGCCATTTGCTGCTCAGTACTAAGCGATTTCCAGTGGTATTTCTGCGATACGAATAGCTCTAGCAGCCGATCATCAACTTGTTCACTCATAAGGATTTGTGTGTCCTTCTCGTTCCATAAGAATTTCAATGTAATGCGCGGCCTTTTGCAAGTCCTTCATGCCTCCGCCGGTGGGGTGATTCCACCGACTGATGTATTTGATGACCGCGTGCTCACAGATCCCCAATCCATTGTCCAGCGCATACTCCAGCGGCTGAACCTTAAAGTCCTTGTAATGGCTCCCGCCAACCTGTTTATCCATCGGATTCATGATTTCTCCTTTAATTTCATGACTTTGCCCACGTTGCCCACGTTGCCCAGTTTGCCCCTGATGCCCAAGAAATACCCCCCCACTGACCTAACCCGCCCCCTAAAACATGGGCATTAGAGGCATTCTGGGCATTCTGGGCATTCTGGGCATCCTGACTATTCAGTCTCCCAGCGGAAGTATTTGGCCCCATAAGTCCCCCTACGCTCCACTTTTAGATGGATGCCGCGCAGAAGGTCGATACAGGTTCGTAGCGTCTTTGGCGAACAGCCGTTGGGGTTGACCTCTTCGTCGTGCAAAAGGCCCATAAGCTCCTTCTGAGAGCGTGTCATGCCGTCTGACATCACGCTTTGCAGGAAGCAGAACTCATCCTCGTATTTCGCTAGCGCTTTTCCTACGTTGATCTGAGCCTTCTGACGGGCCTTGAGGTCTGATATGTCCTCTGGTCCTAGAAACTGTACAGAGTCCACAGATTCCTCGTAGTTAGTAAGCGCCCCGGTTTGGCGATACTTGAAGCCACCCTCAAAACTGACTTGACTGCGATCCTTCTCGTTAATTACCAGTAGCTCTTGCCAGTCTGAATACTTGTCATTGAGTGGGTCTAAGCCGTACATATTGTCTACGTCCGCCTTAAGATCGCCCACACCCTCATAAATCAGCTTTCCCTCTAAGGATCGGTGCTTGTTGCAGTGGCCCAGAAGGATCACAGTGCCGCCAGCGGCCGCAAACTGGCGGAAAACATGAAGAATATCCCGCATATCGCCCTTGTTTAAGACTGGCGCAAACTTCTTCAGGGTGTCGCAGATGATGATCTTGCCCTCTGCGTGACCTTCAATCCGGATCATATCGAGCAAATGCAGTGCATCATTAGTGGTGCGTAGCATCGGATCGCCTGAATTAGCCAAGGTAATCATAGTCATGCCGTACTTTTGGCCCATCTTGGCCTTCTGGAGTACGCCTCTAGCACCGTCATCCTCGTTGAAATAGATGACATCAGAGCCTCGTATGAGGTTTTTGGTGATGGACTGAAACAGACTGCCTAGAATCCAGACAGTCTTGCCCGCCCCGGATGGTGCGTAAACCAGCGTAACAGTGCCGGTCGTGACCATGTTCGGGATAACCTCGCGCTCCTTGGCGATGCGCTCTTCTAGCTCCTGAATGCGGTGGTTGGTCGCGGCCTGATGAAGTCGGGCCAGAGAGCTAATAATTGGCCTGACGTTTGTGTCTGCCTCCGTTCCTGATCGAAGTTGTTGTGACATCTCCTGATATAACTCCTCGTCTGATTTTGAGTATACCGCCTTGATCTTTTCGTCTAACTCATCTTCCGTCTTATCCACGGTACGCATCCTCCTCCACAATCTTGTATCGCTTTGGAGAAAAGTCCTTCAACAGCGTTACGCGGCGATCTAGTTTATTTGGATCCATATCTTTTAATTTTTCCCCCCGTCTGACGGCGCCGTGGTAACACAAGCACCAATACATCATGTAATCCAGTTCATCAGTTGACCACGTTTTCTGTATCCAGCGGTCATCTTTTTCCGTCCACATCCCTCGCGCCTTTAAAGCATCCAGCACCTCTTCCTGAGAGCAACCAGAGAAGCAGTAGACAAGGATCTTGTCGCTGGCCTCGGTGATCGACAGGCTCGGGCTGTTATCGTCGTGGGCTGGGCAGCAGGCTACGTATTCATTGGCTTTCACCCGCTTGAACTTATCTAGGCTTGAGAGTTTGTTGATTGTCTCTGCCGGGCTTTCCCGGTTACTACCACCCCTGAATGACCCTTGTTTGAAGTCGGGCACAAGCATCTCCTCTTTGTGTTGATGGAACCGAGCACTTTGATTCACCACGGAATCGTTGTCAATAACATTGCAAGGTTTTTTATTCTTTTAAAGTGTTGCAGACATTGCTGTATGGTAGTAACCTGAGCATGGGTAAACAAAGGAGTGCCAAACTATGGCAAACAAAGACAGGGGTGAAGTTAATATCCACGGTAAAATCTACCTCACGGTAGCTAGGAGAATTGATGACTTTAGGGTTAGCGATTCCCATCAGGGATGGTCGATTGAGACTGACCTAGTGACAGCAGAAGATTCAATGGTTGTTATGCGGGCCACCATCAAGGACTCTGAGGGCCGTGTCAGGGCTACTGGCTACGCAGAAGAGAACCGGGCATACGGCAAGATCAACAAAACCTCAGCACTTGAAAATGCCGAGACCTCAGCGGTCGGCAGGGCGCTAGCGTTCTTGGGCCTTGGCGGCAGTGAGATAGCCAGCGCAGATGAAGTATCAAACGCGATCGCTCATGGCTCTGCGAAGGATGCAATGGAGCCTATCCTCAAGCATAACGAAGCGGTTAGGGAGAACCTCGACTCTGTGGCGTATATCAAGATGAACATTGCCAGCGGGGATGCCCATGCCGTAGCTGAGGCGTGGGATGAAATTGATAACACAATCAAGGAGGCACTATGGGTCGCCCCGAGCAAGGGCGGCATCTTTACGACCGAGGAGCGAGCGTTCCTCAAATCTGAGGAGTTCTACCAAGCCAGAAAGGAGGCAGCATGAACACTGAAACTGAAAAAGACTTCGTGAACGGCATGATTATCAAGAAGCCCCACGAAAACGCGCCCGATTGGGTAAAAGCCAAGATGTCTATCAAGTTAGATGAATTCAAGGCGTGGATTGGCAGTGCTGTAAAGGCCGATCCCAGCGCCGAGTGGATTAACATCGACATCAAAGAGTCGCAAGGCGGTAAGTTGTACGCTGAGCGTGATACGTGGAAGCCTGAAGCTCAGGAAAAGGCGCCCGCTAAATCCGACCATGATGATATTCCGTGGTAAGGGGGGAAGATGAGAGATCCTGAATACATCTATTATCGAGAGCTATTTGATATTTTCAAGGCGTTCACTACGCCAAAGCTCAAGCGAACCCTAGAGGATCAGGGTATCCGTTACATGATGGACTCAAAAGGTAAGCCGTTTTGCCTGCGCTCATCAATTAACGGTCATTTGACTGGCGTCCCTGAGACGCCCTCAGAAGCCCCAGAATGAACGATGATCGCGACCCGTGGTATGACGTACCTGAGTACGTCCTGCCCTTTTCGGTCGTTCTAGCGGTGTCTTTAGTGATATTCGCTATGGGTCAGGGAGAGGCTGGCTTAAGCTGGCCGCTCTGAATCAATCGGGAGGCAGCGATTCCGTCCACCGGGGCGCTGCCGACCGGCTCAAACAGGGCAGGAGTGCGGCCCTTGGACAATTCAATAATACTAATAAAAGTTGTTTGAAGTCTAATACTGTTCTTGCTTTTTCTTAAACACTTCAGGGCATCGGACTATTTCCAGTGGCGGTTCATCGGCATCAGCCAAGCGAATCACGCTGAGATCACCCATAATCGCCATGTCCTCGCCAAATCTAAAAGCCATTGACTCCGCTGCCTGTAGCGCAATCTTCGCATCGTCGGACGAATATCCCTCCATTTGCCAAAATGGTCTTTTCACCGTACTGCCCCCATGAACTAACCGCATGAGTTTACGCCGCCAGCAGTAGCAAGAAAAGAGCCGCGATAATGATCACGGCCCCAATCGTCGCGGACGCTGCTATCAACAGATCGCCCGTTCTCTCACTAAACATAGCCTTGAGCCTCCTCTAACGGCTGAACAAGCCGATATATGTTGCCTTCGTAGGTTGCCTGCTGTGGGCCTACAAAACTGGGCTTGCAGTAGATCTTTTTCTGGTACTGAGGGTGATGCCTATATCTAGGGTGGCTCAAGGTTTTCCAGTGCCCTCGCCTACGGTGAGGCTTGGGCGATGCGCGAGTTACGCACCCCGGCTTTTGTGTTGCCGGCATTCTGTCGCGTAGGAGAACGTTAGGGCCACTAGCGGTATTCCAAGGTCTGTTACGATTTGCTGGGTTACGTTTTGCCTTTGCGAGCCTTTCAGCGTTTGGGAGAACCTCAACAGCGTGTCGGTCGCCATATTTTAAATAACAATGCAAGTCCGCCACTTTTGCTAACTGGGCGGCGCAGTTGTTCTCTACTAGGTCTGCCTCGTATTTAGGTATCCC